GGACATTTATTTTACACACCACGACACATACAATCGAAAGGAAAATCATGCATTTATACATGATGTTAATGAGCGGAGAATATACAACGGCTTATTTTTATGTTCAAGACAAAAATCACTCAGTGAAAAAGAAATAAACTTTAGACATTTGGTAAGTCGTAAAGAATGGGATATAGTTGGTTCGACTGCAACAACTTATGATGTTTTTGAAATAGATACATACGATGACTATTTGTATGCACTTGAAAATAGTAAAACAGAAATGTTTTGGATGAGTAGTGCAAATATTAGCGTTGACCTTCCTGATATATATTTTACACATGACAATGCGTATGACAGAATGACTAACCACTCTTTCTTACACGTTAACAATAAACGCAATGGTTTGTTTTTGTTGTCAAAGCACAAGCAAGTGACCAAGCGAGAAATAGAGCACCGGCACATAGTTGGTTGTAAAGAATGGGATATAGTCGGTAGTGGACCGATTGAGTATGCAAAGTACTATCCTAAAGTATACGAAGACTATCTTGATGCGTTACAAAATTCGCCCACTGAAATGTTTTGGATTATTCCACCTTATGTAAATCCAACAGCACGTTTTGCATTTGACACTTACTTTACACACGATCAAACATATGACAGAAAAATTAACCATGCATATCTTAATGGAAAGTATCATGACGGCATAGTATTGTGTAGTAAGAACGGCAAGTTTAGTAGGCGAGAGTTTGACTATAAGTTTATTGCAAACAAAAAAGAAGTAAACATTGCAATTAGTACACCCAAGCCATATGATATAGTTTTTATTAGTTACCAAGAACCAAATGCTGATGAAAATTATGAACGTATACTTCAACGCTTTCCTCGATGTAAACGTGTACATGGAGTAAAAGGTATCCACCAAGCACATATTGCAGGCGCAAAATTATGCAACACAGAGTTGTTTTGGATTATTGATGGAGATGCAACTATTGTAGATGACTTTAACTTTGATTACCAAGTTGCACGTTGGGACAAAGAAATGGTACATGTATGGCGCAGTCAAAATCCAATCAATGATATGGTATATGGGTATGGCGGTGTAAAACTATTTCCAACTGACTTGACTATCAATATGGATACTAGCAAGCCTGACATGACAACTAGTATTAGTACTAAGTTCAAAGCAGTGCATGACATAAGCAACATTACTGCATTCAATACAGATGCATTTAATAGTTTTAAAAGTGCATTTAGAGAATGTACAAAACTTAGTAGTAAAGTAATTGATAGGCAAAAGAACGAAGAAACAGAAGAACGTTTGCGTATTTGGACAACAGTAGGAAAAGATCGTCCTTATGGAGAGGATGCTATTAGAGGTGCAAGAGAAGGCGCAGCATATGGCATGGCCAATCAAGGCAACACCGAAGCTCTCAAAAAGATAAACGACTTTGATTGGTTAAAGGAGCAATTTGATGGAAACATTTGAATTACTAGATAGATTTGAATTACTCTATCCGACTAATTCAAAGTTATCAGATCTACGCAGAGTATATATTGATCATGATTTAAGTAGTTTATTTAGATTGTTAAATGCAGATGAAGAATTGCGCAAAGCAATAATGGAAGAAAACTTGCACAGTATTTTTAGAACTATAGATAGTCACGATACTGAAGATCTACGCAAAGCTGTTATAGAAAAAAATTTACATAGCATTTTTAGAATTCTTGGTGATGATGATTTGCGCAAACTTGTATTAGAAGATAACATATATAAGTTATGGCCAATTCTTGATAGATATGTAAATACACAATTTACAGCAGCCTTTAAAAACTTTTTTGTAAACGAAACAGAAATATGGAATGATTGTTTTAGTAGAGGGCAGCTAGAAAGTAAATTATGGCTAGTAAATGAACTTGACAAGTTGGATGTAGAACTAGGAACAGTGTTTTTATGTGCAGGATGGTATGCTACACTTGCAGTAATGTTATTTGAAAGTAACATTAAGTTAGATAATGTTAGATCTTTCGACATAGATCCAAGATGTGTAGATATTGCAGAAGTGTTTAACAAGCCTTGGGTAATGAAAGATTGGAAATTTAAATCATCAATACAAGACATATATAATATAAATTATAATCAACATACATATGCTGTCAAACGCAGCGACGGTAGTCAGGTAAATTTAACAGACTCTCCTAATACTGTTATAAACACAAGTTGCGAACATATTGAAAACTTTGAAGAATGGTATGCAAAGATTCCTACTGGTAAATTAGTTGTATTACAAAGTAATAATTATTATGAAGTGCAAGAACATGTTAATTGTGTTAGAAGTATAGAAGAGTTTGCAGTAAAAGCACCTATGAATAATATTTTATATAGTGGCGAATTAGAACTGCCCAAGTACAAGAGGTTTATGTTAATTGGATATAAGTAATTTAACACTAAGAGAAATGCAACTAGAAAGTGCTAGAGCATTAAGCACCATGGAAGCTACTAACAATAACATATGGATGTTCAATAAAGAAGCACATCATAACAGTCATAACTGGTACTTGGCAGTTGTGCATTGGTATATTAATGAGTATGGTGATCTGCCTAGCAAAACAGGACCTGGTAAAGAAGTAAAGTTGGTATTAGATGATAGTAGATAATTTGCCATTTTTTGCAGTAAGGGACTCAGAAGAATACACCTTTGAATCTAGAAGTGAAAAACAAAATTGGAAAAAATTAAAAAAATCATTAGGCCCTGCATGGAAATATTATGACTCTAAAACATATCCTATTGTTACAACAATTAACAAACTAGGGTATAGGAGTAAAACAGTTTATCCTACTGACGAATACTATGTTGCACTAGGATGTAGTAATACATTTGGACAATATCTGCATGAAGAAGACCGATACAGTAATATTATCGAAAGAAAAACAGGTATACCCGTTATTAATTTAGGAATATGCGGCGGATCATCTACTTGTGTATTTACAAATTTGATCAAGTTACTGTTTAGCAAATACCCTAATCCGAAAGCAGCAATTATACAATGGCCAGAGCAAAATAGAATATCTTTGCATGGTGAAAAGGGAATTGATGTAGTACATGCACGAATTCCTGATCAATCTGTATTTGAGTTTTTTGTAAAAGATAATAGTCTAGAAGTAATGTCTAAATTTTTCTATGACTTAACGCACAAAATATGCGATATACCTATTATTGAATTTGCATTAAATGATTGGGTAGCTGATTTTTATGGAGTGGATGAAATTGCTCGAGTAGATAAAGCAAGAGATAATCGGCACTGTGGTACAAAAACTAATGAAGCAATTGCTAAGTACACATTAAAGAGATTAGAAAATGTATAACTATAAAGATATTAAAACAATTCATTTAGAAAACACACAGAACTGTCAAGCTAGTTGTCCAATGTGTGATCGCAATCAAAACGGCGGTGCAGTAAATCCACATATTGATCTCAGTGAACTTACACTTGAAGATTGTAAACGTATTTTTGAGCCAGAATTTATTAAGCAGTTAAAAACAATATATATGTGTGGTAACTTGGGTGATCCTATTGTTGCAAGAGACACATTAGAAATATTCCGTTACTTTAGAGAGCATAACAAAGACATGTGGCTGAGTATGAATACTAATGCAGGAGCAAGAGATGAAGCGTGGTGGAGTGAATTGGCCCAAGTCTTTGGTAGAATGGGCACTGTTATTTTCAGTGTGGACGGTCTTAGTGACACTAATCATATTTACAGGCAGGGTGTTAGCTGGGATGCAGTAGAACGGGCTATGAAAAGTTTTATTGCTGCTGGCGGTAGAGCTCGTTGGGACTTTTTGATCTTTGAACACAATCAGCATCAAGTAGATGAAGCAGAAGCACTCAGCAAAGAGATGGGCTTTGAAAGGTTTCAAGCAAAGAAAACTGGAAGATTTGTTACTGCTAAAACTGAAAAGAAAGAATCGCATCAAGCAGTTGACAAAAAGGGCAACAAAACTGCCGAACTTAAAAAACCAGATGAAAAATATCTCAACAAAGCACTAAGCAAACAGGATGCACTGTTAGAAAAATACGGTAGCATGGATGCATACTATGATGTTGTACCTATCAACTGCAAAGTAAAAGATGAAGGCAACTTGTTTATTACAGCAGAAGGATTGGCACTTCCTTGTTGCTGGACTGCTGGAAGAATGTACAAGTGGTGGAACAAAGATTATAGACAAGAACAGATATGGGATTTTATAGATGCTGTTGGAGGCAAAGATGCGTTGAATGCAAAAACACACGGCTTGAAAGCAGTATTTGAAACAGGCATCTTTGATGATATTGAACGCAGTTGGAACAAATCAAGTTGTGCTGATGGTAAACTTAAAGTGTGTAGCATGAAATGCGGAATCGAGTTTGATCCTTTTGCAGAACAGTTCAAATAAGTATTATATAATGGAAAATCTAACTACCTATAAAAGTAATAAAAAATTTTTAGAAGAAAGGTACAATCTAATAGCCAGTGGCACTAATAAAAAAGTTTATTACAACGGTAATAATAATATTGTTTTCAAACTATTTGAAAATCCTAATATATTGGAAGGCGAAATAGTAAGATACCAAATACTAATTGAGAACAATATAAACTTTTTTACACCAAAATTAAAAATTGTTAATAAATTTGTTTGTGTAAGTCAATTTGCTGCACCAATAAAATTAAAAGATAACCACCGAGTTGCTTACAATTATAATATAGCTATTATGGATCCTCAACTTGTATTTCTCAAAACAGATCCAATTAAAAACACAATGTGGAAGAATGTTTGCAATGAAACAGTAGATAGTAAAGGACTTACTCCTATCTATAATTGGGGAATTAGGAATAACAAAATATTGCTTTTAGATATAGAAACAATTTTGCATAATAAGGTAGTTGATTTTTTCAAGGATAGTCAAATTATTGATAAATTTAGAGAAGTAATGCGAGCAGATCAATACTATGAATAATAAAGTAAGTGATACATTTTGTTTATTACCCTGGGTGCATCTAAGCACAAGACCAGATGGTAGTATGCGAGTATGTTGTACAGCAAATGCAAGTTCAGTTGGCCCTACCAACGATAAAGCACACGGCGGGCAAGTAGGTATTCTTAAAGATGATGAAGGAAGACCTAACAACTTAAACGTTAGTGATTTTCAAACAGCATGGAATAGCGAGTATATGAAAAATGTTCGCAAGCAAATGCTCAACGGAGAAAAGCCGCCAAGTTGCTTGAAGTGCTACAAAGAAGAAGCTGCTGGACATCGCAGCAAACGCATGTGGGAAACACACTATTGGAGTGAGCGTGTAGATGTAGATAAAATACTACAAGAAACAAACGAGGACGGCAGTGTTCCGCCTAACTTAGCATATATTGATTTGCGGTTTGGCACAAAGTGTCAGTTAGCATGTGTAATGTGTAGTCCACATGACAGTAGTGGCTGGATAAAGGATTATAAAAAGATTTTTCCTGAAGTAAAAAATGAATCACTCAAAGAGATTATGCAGTGGGACAACAAAGGCAGCACTAATGGCAGTAGTTATAATTGGCACAAGCAAAATCCTGTATTCTGGCAACAGTTTTATGAACAGATGCCTAGTATGCAACAAATTTATTTTGCTGGTGGTGAAAGTCTTATTATTGAAGAACACTATGAAATACTTGAACATGCAATTAAAATGGGTTATGCAAAAGATCTTGAACTGCGATATAACTCAAACGGAGTTGAGTGGAGAGAGGATTTATTTGATCTGTGGAAAGAATTCAAATTAGTACGATTCCACTATTCAATAGACAGCATTAAAGAGATGAACGATTACATTCGTTATCCAAGTGAATGGAAACGACAAGAAGAAGTATTTCACATTCTTGATACACAAACTACAGATAATGTTGAAATCACTATAGCGTGTGCAGTACAAGCACTTAATGTATATTACTTGCCAGACTTTATTCAATGGAAGCTAGAGAAGAAGTTTAAAAAGATTAACATGTGGCCATTTGGCGCAGGCGGTATTAGTCAGCACTTTGTATATTGGCCTGCACATCTAAATGTCAAGAGCTTGCCTGCAGACTTCAAAGCTAAGTGCAGAGCAAAATACGAAGCATGGTATCCCTGGTGGGAAGCTAATTGGGAGCTAGGTATTCCGGATTGGCACAAAGGTAAAGTAGAGTACGAACAGTGGCGAAGTGCTGAATATGGTATTAAAAGACTAAATGGTATTCTCAGTTTTATGGAAAGCGAAGACTGGAGCCAACGCTTGC